CGGGGCAGCGGCTTCGGATGCACAAGAGGCTAAAGCTAGTCTATCTTATGTTGGCACGACTTTGACAATAACGGTGGATGCTGCGATTGTTGCGGCATTGCCAACAGGGTCATTTAATTACGGCATTCAGTCGGTTACAGCTGCCGGTGTTGTTTCAGAACCTTACGGCGGCACCTTTGTCATTACAGGCGATTATGTAAGAGCAACAGAGTAAGAGCGAATGTTAACAGCCGATCAGCTCGACATCCTACCAGAACCCATTCTCCAGCTCTATGAGCGGTATCATATCTCCATCCTGGAAGATATCGCTCGCAGGCTGGCTGGATTGGACTATCTAAGCGCCGCATGGCAAGCGCAAAGGCTCATTGAAGCCGGTTTATTGTATGAAGAAATCTTAGAATGGCTTATGAAGCTCACGGGGCAATCCGAACCGGTTCTGAGACAGATATTTCAAGAGGCGGGTGTGGCAGCGATGCGGTTCGATGATGCAATCTACAGGGCGGCTGGTTTGAACCCGCTCCCTCTAAACCTATCGCCTCAGATGGCAGAGGTACTCAGTATTGGATTACGAAAGACAGGAGGATTACTCAGGAATCTCACTCTAACAACGGCAACCAGTGGTTATGAATTGTTCATTGATGCAACCGATTTAGCATACATGCAAATCTCAACCGGTGCCCTGGATTACAACACGGCAATCAGGGAAGCGGTCAAAGAGGTTGCGGGCAAAGGACTGGAGGTGATCTACTTCGAGAGCGGCCATCGGGATAAGGTAGACGTGGCGGCTCGCAGGGCGGTTCTGACGGGCGTAAGCCAAACAACAGGTCAACTAACCGAAAAGCGTGCTGATGAGATGGGCACTGATTTGGTGCAGACATCGGCTCATATCGGAGCAAGAAACAAAGGAGATGTACCGGAAAACCATGAGCTATGGCAGGGTCGAGTTTTTACCAGGGGCAAAGACCCAGAGAATACTGAGTATCCTAACTTTTATGAGGTGACGGGGTACGGCACGATAACCGGTCTTTACGGCATTAATTGCCGCCATTCCCACTTCCCGTTCTTCAAAGGCATTAGTGAGAACGCTTATGACCAGGCAACCTTGAATGATTACGCTAATAAAACGGTCACCTATAACGGCAAGGAAATGAGCTGGTACGATGGTACTCAGTATCAACGGCGTATTGAACGGGAGATAAGGAAAGCCAAACGGGAAGCGGCTGCCATTGAAGCGGCTGGATTGGACAGTTTTGACGAGCGGCAGCGGATCAGGGATTTACAAGCACAGATGCGGGACTTCATCCGGCAAACGGGTTTGAACCGGCAATATCCGAGGGAGCAGGTATATGAGTGAAGACATTGAAATTGCAATTGACACGGCTATAGAACAATTCAAGCAAGCCGCAATCTGTTATGGCATGGAAAAGGCCACAAAATCAGCATTGGGTTATTATTGTGATCCGAAGCCGTTTGAGCAGAGGATGCAGGCAAAAGAAGCAGCTCTCAAAGAATTGGTTTATAATAATAGTAATGACAAAACTTGATGATCTGATCAAAGAATTTTTGGATGCAGCAGGCATTGAAGACCCGAAGCCGCCTGATAAACCTCTTGGGTTGAGCTTCGATACCAGCATCCGAGAATGGTCACGTGAGGAATTGGAAGATCTAATCAGGGAATTTATAAGGTTTATTGAAGAAAATAAATAATTGAAAGTTAATAATTGTAAATAATATAAAATTTATGCTATAATATATTAGTAGATGCCCACCGAAAAAAGGGCAAACACGAAGCCGTAGGACTGGCAAACCAGCCACGCTTTTTGAGAGAAATCTCAGAGGCGTGGCTTTTTTTGTTACATTCGACGGGTCAGGGCGATACCTGGCCACCACATTGTGGGCGTTGCCACGTAAAAAACTCGTAGTGCTATAGGAGAGCAGATATGAAACGTGAAGATTTGAAGGCATTAGAACTAACCGATGAAGCGATTGACCAGGTGATGAAATTACACGGTCAAGACATTGAATCCCACAAAACCAAGGCGGTTGAAGCTGAAAAGCAATTGGAAACTTTGCAAGGACAGCTTGAAGAAGCCAACAAAGCGATCGAAGGGTTCAAGGAGCTGGACGTTGACGGCATCAAAGCGGCTGCCGATGAATGGAAGACCAAAGCGGAGGCAGCGCAAAAGGAAGCAGAAACGCAAATCCAGCAGCTGAAGTTTGATCACACGCTTGAAGGGGCATTGGCGCAGGCCAAAGCGAAAAACCCGAAGGCGGTCAAAGCCTTACTGAATTTCGAGGATCTGAAACTTTCACAAGAGGACGGCTCGATCATCGGGCTGGATAAACAGATTGAGAAAGTGAAAACCGAAGCGGATTATCTGTTCGAATCTGACCAACCCACGCCAAAGATTGTTCTGGGTGGGCAAAACAAGAAAACAAACATGGACTCGGTAACGCTCGCTGCACGAAGGGCGGCAGGGCTAAATACTGAGAGTAATTAGGAGATAACTCACAGGAGATAACTCATGACTCAATCTATTGAACTTGCAGAAAAATTTCAACCGATTCTCGACGAAGTATACGAGCGAGAATCAAAAACGGCGATGTTGGATGCGCCAACCAAGCCCGTCGATTTTGGCGGGGCCGACACAGTAAATGTATTCAAAACCGATGTAATCGGTTTAGGCACCTATTCACGAGCAAGCGGTTACCCATCCGGGCAAATCACAGCCACCTGGGAAGCATTGACGCTTTCCAAACAGCGTGGCCGTGCGTTTACGATTGACCGCATGGATAATGAAGAGACCTTGGGCATGGCCTTTGGCACCCTGGTTAATGAATTCATCCGCACTGAGGTTGCACCCGAAGTGGATGCCATCCGTTTTGCGGCTTATGCTACAGGCGCAGGCCTGGGCACCACAGGCACGCTCTCAACGGCAGCCAATGTTTTGAGCGCCATTGACACAGGGGCGGCTGCTCTCGATACGGCCAAGGTTCCCAATGAAGGGCGTTTGTTGTTTGTGGCGAGTTCGATCTATCGCCTTTTGATGGATTCTGTAACCCGCACATTGACCAATGAAAGCAGCTATGACCGCCGCTTGCAGCAACTCGATGACATGACTGTCATTCCAGTTCCTCAAGGCCGGTTCTATACCGCTGTCACGCTTGATGCTGGTGCGACTGTAGACGCTGGTGGTTACAGCTCCAACGGTCAGAACGTGAACTTCATGATCTTGCACCCCTCAGCGGTTTTGCAGGTGAAGAAACACGATAACATCAAGATTTTCTCACCGGACGTGAACCAATCATCTGACGGGTGGCTGTTCCAATACCGCCTGTACCACGATGCATTCGTGTATGACAACAAGACCGAGGGTATTTACTCTCACGCCGTTGCTGCCGCATCGTAACGATAACAAATTAACAAGTTAGGAGATGGCTATGACTGCTTATGCCGACTTTGAATACTACCAAGACACCTATGGCGGGACAGCCATAGCCCTGGCCGACTTCTCCGCATTGGCGATCCGCGCAAGTTACATGATCGATTATTTGACATTGGACCGTGCGAGTGACGTGATCGATGCAGATACTCCCGCTGCCGATGTTACCGCAATAAAGCTGGCGACCTGTGCGATTGCCGATTGCATCCAAGATATCAATGAGCGTTCTGGCCAGATCCAAAGCGAAAAGGTAGGAGGATACTCAGTAACGTATACACCAACCCCAACCAGCTCACTTTCGGATGATGCCAGGATGAGCTTGGCGGCCAAACGCTACCTTGCTAAAACGGGCTTGATGTATCGGGGATTTGAAAGCGGCGAATATGCTGGGACGGCTTTTGTAGATGATGATTAATTGCCATGAAGATTGATATTTATGAAGACTAACACGCATTTGACGCTTTACAGCCGATCGGTTTCAAGCGGCTTGGAGTCGTGGACCCGTTCGGTTGTTCGTGACGTGCATTGGGAAAACCGCAAGGCGGCCAATGTGATCTCATCCGGTTTACTGGAAGCTGACAAGGTAAATGTTTACATTCCAACACAAGGCCGGACGGTTACGATCAAAGCCGGAGATGTGATTGTTGAGGGGATTGTTACCGATGAAATAGATACTGAGTATACGATTACGGACCTCAAAGCGGATTACGCCGATGTGGTGGTTGTAAAAAGCGTGGATCGTTGTGATTACGGATCCGCTCACATGCACAACTTGATGATTGGGGCTTCGTAATGGCCAAGCGCTTAAGAATTGAAACCCCTAGGGGTGTTGTATACCACGATGAGAACATGAAAGCGGTTCTTGAATGGAATACAAATTTCAAACCTAAATGGCAAAAACGCT